ACGGAACAGAGTGGGTCGTTTCCAAGACGGAGCACGACTACGCGCAGTCGGTTGAAGGGAAGGAGAAAGAAAATGCAGGGAGCGATGTTCATCCAGTACGCGAACCCGGAGGACGATCCATTCAGGAAGGCAATGAAGGCGGCAGCAAAAAAACTGAACCACTCACCCAACTCACCAAGCGAGCCGCAGCCAGAGCCAGTGACCGCACAAGTCTAGGCAGCACATTCTACACCGGCTTTGCCGATCCCCAACTCTTCAACCGCCTATTCCCCGACATCGGCGACCGCATGGCGGACTGGCTCTCCGACGCCCCAGGCCACGGTGACACCCAGCGCGCTATGATGCGCGAGACGCGCGGCGAGATGGACCGTAAGGTCGCTATCGCCATTCACAAACTCAAGGACGCATCGAAGGAGTGGCGCACCCGTACCCGCGATGACTCCATGAAGTTCTGGAATGCCGTCGAGTCCGGCACGGTGGACACGCTGGCACCCAGAGACCAGGCTCTCGCCAATCTCTTCAAGGGCGCGTTCGACTCCATGCGCGGCCAACTCCAGGAGCTCAAGCCCGAAGTCCTGCAAGACTACATCGAGAATTACTTCCCGCACATCTGGGAGCGCCCGTCGCAGGTATCGGCCACCATCAAGGCGCTCATCACCGGCAAGAAGCCGTTCGCGGGAAAAGGATCATTCCTCAAGCAGCGCACCATCCCGACTATGCAGGACGGCATCGACCTTGGATTCAAGCCGGTCAGTTGGAACCCTGTCGATTCGTTCCTGACCAAGTACGCGGAGATGGCGCAGTTCTTGATGGGTCACCAAACATTGAAGATGATGCAGGACTCCGGCACGGCGAAGATGGTCCGCATTGGCAAGCAGCCGCCCGAGGGCTGGACCCAACTCGACGACCGCATCGGGACCGTCCAGAACTATGACGACGATGGCCATCTTTACATTCGCGGCCACTACTATGCTCCCGCCGAGGCCGCCCGCATCTTCAACAACTTTGTTTCTCGCGGCATGGCTGGCCGCTCTACCATCTACGACACGCTCAACTGGGCCAATCAGAACCTCAACGCTCTCCAGCTTGGCATCTCGGCCTTCCACGCTTCGACCACGAGCATCAATGCTGCGACCTCTGACGTTGCCCTGGGCATTCAGCAGCTCGCTGAGGGCAAACCCCTGCGCGCGGGATTCTCGCTCGCCAAGGGCGCATCTGTCTTTCCGTCGCTGCTGCATACGATGGTCAATGGCTCTCGGCTCATGCGCGAATATCTGACCCCTGGAAGCTACGCAAAGATGGCCGAGGAAGCGAAAGCATTGGCATCAGCCGGCGGCCGCATTCGCCAGAACACCATCGAACTCAAACCGCTCGACAAGGTTATCAACGCCTGGCGCAATGGTGCGGTACTGGAAGGCCTCACGCCGATCCCCGCAGCCATCCTCCATGCGGCGGTCGCGCCCGTCATGGACTTCTATGTGCCACGGATGAAACTCGGAGCCTTTTACGGCATGGCCCACGACATTCTCGACAGCGCCCAAAAGCAGGGCTGGAGCGAAGGGCTCACGCGGTCGAGGATGCAGGAAGCCTGGGACTCGATCGACAACCGTTTCGGGCAGGTGGTCTATGACAATCTCTTCTGGCACAAGGGTGTCCGCGATGCCCTCAACCTTGCCACCCGCTCCGTAGGCTGGAACTTCGGAAGCTACCGAGAACTGGGCGGCGCAGTGGCCGACGTAGGGCGCCAAGCTGGACGCGCCGCCTCGGGTCAGATTCCACGAGTCACGCCGCGGCTGGCCTTCGGTATCGCCCTTCCCTTGGTGAGCGCGCTATTCGGCGGCATCCTCAGCTACCTATGGACTGGCAAGCGCCCGCAGACGTGGAAGGATTACTTTTACCCCGAAACAGCCAATGGCCAACGGCACTCCATTCCCGGTTACATGAAGGATGTTTTCTCGTTCGCGCACGACCCCATCAAGACAGCGCTCAACAAGATGGCTCCCATTTGGGAAGCGACCGCCGAGGCCATCAACAACCGCGACTTCTACGGAACGGAGATCCGGCACAAAGACGACCCGCTCATGGCGCAACTTGGCCAGTTCTCCCGCTGGGCTGGAAGTCAGGCGGTCCCGTTCTCTGTCTCTGGCACTGCGAAATTACTCCAGCAACGCGGGGCCGGGCCATCTCTGCAAGAGATGCTGCAAGAGGCAAAGAAGCACCCCGGCGACGTGGCGCTTGGCCAACTTGGATTCCAGCCCGCCCCGGCGTTTATCCAGAACAGCGAAGCCATCAACCAGGCTCGGCAGTATTCTATGGAGAACCGGCCACCGGGCACCAAAACGCAGGACCAGGCCGCGCACTATGCCGCCCTCGACGCGGTTGTCCGCATGTACCGAGAGGACGAGGTTGACCAAAAGCAGATCGACAAGTACGTGGACGAGGGCAAGCTCACCGACAAGGATGTGGCCAAAGCTGAGCGAGAGTCCGACGAGGAGCCTATCGCGCGCGCCGTCAAGAACCTCACCATTGAGCAGATGCTAAATGTATGGGCCAAGGCAACCGCCGACGAACGTGAAGCCATGGAGCCTATTCTGGAGCGCCACGAGAAGGACATCGACAAAGTGGCTGACGACGAGCAGCGAGAGAAGCTCTACGATGCTTTCGATAAAGCTATGGGGCAGACGGACACAGCCCCAGCCACGGCATCCGGAAAGGGCGTCATCTGATGGAAACCGAGATCATCAACCCGCCGCTCTCGGCGGAGGAATACAAGTTCGTTGACGCCTACTGCGCCTGCCGGGACACGGCCAAGGCCGCCGTCGAGGCTGGATTCCCGTCCAAGGCTGGCGCCGGCCTCTACCGCCGCAAGGCTGTGCATGAAGAGATCACCAGGCGCATGGAGAACATCACGTCCGAAGTGAACCTCCAGATCGTCAAAAAGCGGCTTATCAATGTCGAGATGCTGGACGCCAACCTCAAGCAGGTAATCACCATCCCCCGCAAGACGCTGATGGAAACGCCGTCGCTGGCTACGCCCAAGGTCAACGCCATCGAGATGGGTTACAAGAGAGTGGGCTTATTGCTAGATAACAACTTCGTGCCCGACGCCAGCAGCGGCCCGACCAAGGATGAGGCACCGCGCATCTACCGCCCGGCCGAGCAGACCATCATCACGCACCAGATCACCGAGACTCGGCAGGTGGTGACCAACCGCGCGCCGCAGTCCACCGTGCAGGAGCGCATCCGGCAGGGCTTCCAGCCGCCGACAGGCTACGCCCCCACGCCAACGCCCGAGCCGACAGCCTTTGAACCTGATGAAGACCCTTGGAAGGACTTCTAACCGATGGGCCTGATCCTTCTTGAAGATCGCGGCCTCCTGCCGCTCCCTGCCAATGTTACGGAGGTCAGTGGGTGGGCTCCAAACAGTTCCCCGCAACTCACAGCCATCGAAAGCCGCGCGCAGTTTGTGCTGTATGGTGGAGCATCAGGCGGCGGCAAGTCGAACTGGCTGGTGGCGGACTCCGCCCAAGAGTACGATAACCCCCGGTTCCGCGGCATTCTGCTCCGCAAGTCCTTCACCGAAATGACCAACATCATGGACGAGATGGAGCGCATCTACTCGCCCTTGGGCGGCCGGAAGTCCGAAGGCGGCAAGCTCTGGAAGTTCCCCTCCGGCGCCATGATGCGCCTGGGGTACATGGCCAGCGACAAGCACGTTGAACTCTACACCGGAAAACCTATCTCCTGGCTGGGCATTGATGAGGCGCAGTTTCAGACGGAGGAGCGCGTCCGCTCCTTGCTGCCATGGGTGTCTACCCCGACAGAGTACGGTCTCAGAGATCGCGTGAGGCTCACCGCGAACCCCTCGACGCCCTGGCTGCGGCATGTGTTCCTGAATAGTGAATGCCCAGTCTGCCATCCTGAGCGGTGCGTGAAGCCTGCGGCGGTCTACGCTGGCGCCACATGGAAGAAAGACTTGATGCCCGTCATGATGACGACGGCCTTCATTCCAGCGCTACTCAAAGACAATCCAGCCTACGATGAGCGCAAGCTCGCCATGCTGATGTCGCAGACAGCCGACATTCAAAAGAAGCTGATCGCCGGCTGCTGGTGCCATACAGAGGGAGCATTCTTCCCGTTCCTCAACGAGAGTTACATCCTGCCTTACTCTGAGTGCCGTGAAGAATGGTGGCATCTGCACCTGATTGTCATGGATTACGGCATGTCTGGATCGGCGGCGGCGACGGGCCTTTACTTTCTGAATGAAGCCAATCGCATGTTCAAGATCGGCGAGGACATCGAACGGAAGATGTACTCCAGCGATTACGCGCCCCATATCGCCAAAAAGTTCCTTGAGCGTGAGATCGGCGGCAAGCGGACGCGCATCATCACCGGATACTGCGACCCGGCCATGGATGCCCACACCGGCACCGGCAAGAGCAACCGAGAAATCATCCAAGAGGTCTTCGACCAGTACGGGCTAACTCTCATGAGCGCGGCCAAGGATAGCATCGGCAATGCTCAGTCTCTCGCTGGAAGGCTCACGCGCGGGGAATTTGTTTACACCGACCTTACCCCGAACAGCTTTGAGGCCGCCGTTAGCCGCAAGCATGACCCAGACCGCCCTGGGGCCATCCTCAAGATCAAGGGAGACGAGTTAGACGATTGCATCGACTGCGACCTCTATACCAACACCTGGCTAACTGGCGACCGCAAGCCCGATGAGATCGTCACCGAAGAGAAGATACAGGCACTCATCGCGGCTGGCGTGGATCAGCGGTCCATCATGGTCACCCGGCACAGGATGGAGCGGGAGAACGAGAAGAAGGGCGCGCCTATTACCATGGGTCGTCCGTCGCTGAATCGAGCACAGATACATCGTTGAAGTTCATGCTTTCTCTACCTCTAACTGCGGCCATCCGTGAGAGCGCAGAGTTACCCAGATCGGAACCAGACCTTGATCTTTGAACCTGCCAGGACGCCGGTACTCTCGGCCAAACTCTTCTTTCCATAGATCGAAGTTCTCGCGCATCGGTAATACGCCGCAGGGGAAAAGCTCCATACAGCGCAGCGCTAACTGGTCTTCGCTGCCTACGATGTCCCAGCGCAGTTTGTGGTCATCCCTCTGGCCAAGAATCCGCAGATACGCCCACCACCCCATATAAGCAAAGCCGAACAGACCTGGCTGGTAGAAGGTCCAGAGATAGGCCGCCCGGCGCACTGGCGTTTCCACGGTCTCAACTTGGCGAAGATGCTCGCGTTGCCTCTTGATGCGCTCGGCTTTGAGTTGGGCGTAGGTGACGAACTCCAGACGGCCGCCGTAGTTTGTGGCGTACTTAACGCCGCGCGGGAGGAAACTGCCAGTCTTTCTGACCCGCTCGATCATGTTCAATCCGTCGTCTACTACCGCGCTGGCTTTCACTTCTTCTGCTCCGGCCACGTGCAAACCATCGCTTCGGTGGTCAACAGCAGGGCTGCAACGCTGGCGGCATTCTGGAGAGCGCAGCGGCAGACCTTGGCGGGGTCGATGATGCCCCGCTCGACAAGGTTCCCATACTCGCCCGTGGCTGCATCGTATCCCAAGTTTCCATCCTCATCTACAAGGTTTTGCAGAACTCTCGTGACGACCTTTTCTCCGTCCTCTCCGGCGTTGGAGCATATCTGGCGTAGCGGAGCGGAGAGCGTTTCCATGATAATCAGGGCACCTTTCAACTCGTCTCCCTGGCTGCACTGGAGCCAGAGAAGCCAGCCGCGCCGGTAAAGACGGAAGGTGGCGAAGTCACTGGTCCGTATCCTCAGCGCCCAGCCGAAGAATCTGAAAAGGAGTTTGACCACAGACTCACAGGACGCGAGCCTTACCAGATCACAAAGTCTGATTGGATCAACAAAACCGGGGTCCTCCATCTCAAGGCAGAGCGTACCGACGGCGGCCGCGCAGCGAATAAGAGCCAGTCCACCCCCTGGCACGATCCCCTCCTCCACCGCCGCCCTGGTAGCGCACACCGCATCGTCCACGCGGTCCTTCTTCTCCCGCATCTCCCCTTCCGTGACAGCCCCGACCTTGATAACTGCCACCCCGGACGCCAGCCGCGCCAGCCTCTGCTTGAGCCGCTCCCGGTCAAGGTCGTTCTCGGTCGAGTCAATCAGCGATCGCAGGAGCGTCATGCGGCTGTTCTTGCCCTCCTCGTCGCCATACCCCCCGGCAATCGTGGTGAAGCTCTGCCCCACCGTGACGCGCACGGCCCGCCCAAGGTCGTCCATGGTCACCGTAGACAGCGGCCTGCCGCAGTCCTCTGTGAAAGCGTAGGCGCCTGTCACGAGAGCCATGTCCTCCAGCATCGCCCGGCGCAGATCCCCGAAGGCTGGAGCCTTCACCGCAACCGACCGCAACACCCCAAGTTGGTTGTTGTGGATCAGCGAGATCACAAACGGTTGGTCGAAGTCTCCAGCGATGATGAGTACCGGCCTGCCGGACTGCCCCACTTGGGCCAGCACCGTGTCCAGTTCCGGCGTCATAGTGAACAGCTTGCGCTCGGTGAGCAGGATGTAGGGCTCATTGAGAACCGCTTCCAGGCGCTCGGGGTCCGTGATGAAGGGGTAAGCCAGCCAGCCGCGGTCGATCTGCATCCCCTCGACCACCTGCAGCGTGGTCTCCGCGTCCGTGGATTCCCCGATGGTGATAACGCCATCCCGGCCGACACGCTTCATGGCGTCGGCTATCAGCTCGCCGATGGAGCGGTCGCCGTTCGAGGAGATGGTGCCCACACGCACGATGGTTTCATCGTCCTGCACCGGCTGGGCAATGCTCTTGATGTGGTCTGTGACGACCGTCACAGCAGCGTCGATGCCGCGCTTGAGGGCTACTGGGTTCGCGCCGGACGCAAGGCAATCCAGACCTTTCTGGTAGATCACCTGGGCCAGCAGCGTGGCCGTGGTGGTGCCGTCACCCGCTTGGTCGCTTGTTTTGCTGGCGGCCTCGCGGATGAGGTTGGCGCCGGCGTTCTCGTAGGGGTCGGCCAGGTCGCGGACTTCCTTCGCCACAGTCACGCCGTCCTTGGTAACGACTGGCGGCCACATGGGATTGCGTTCAAGGATGACGTTGCGGCCCTTGGGCCCCAGTGTGCAGGTGACCGCATCGGCCAGCGTGTTGACGCCGCGCAGGATCGCCTGCCGGATTTCATCGCCCTTCATGATCTTTCTGCTCAATTTATTACCTCCGGTGGTCCTTCGATTAAATCCCACTCCCAATGGCAGTTGAAAGCTGATCTTGATCCTTCGGGGTCGCACTTGTAGATTCTGGTCCAGATTGTTCCATCGTCACATAGGGCCAGAAACTCGCCCTCGTACTCCGCCGTGGCCGGCGTCACCATAAGTTGAATGACTTTCCGTTTCAACCCTCTACCTCCACGAGCTTCCCGTCCAACTCTTCGAGCCGGAGCAATAAGTGTTTGACTCCCATGTGCATCACGTCGCGGCCGGCGTAGCGGGGGAACTGCACGCGGTCGCCGACTGCAACTCCAGATCCAAGAGCGAGACATCTCTCACCATTAACGTCGAGATATTCCTCGTATTTTGCCTTCGGATTCTTGGCTGCCCTTGGCCCCGCCGCCACCACAATCCCCTCGGTGGGCTTCTCTTGCTCGCTCTGGGGCTTTGCCAGGCCCGTGGTCTTCGCTGGTGTTGCGTCGGGCAGCACCAGAACGCGGTCGCCGAATGGCTCGAATTGTCTCACGGT